AACATTTTCGGTAGCATGTAGAGTTCCTGTTATATCTAAGTCATATGATGGATTATTATTTTGAACACCAACCTTAGACATTCTAAAGATAGAAGCATTAGGTCCTGTTCCTGTATATCCCCAATAACTTTGTGTATTAATATCCACAATCATTGTGGGGTTCTGAGGATTCTGTATAGGAGTTAATGTATCAGTTCCTATACCTAAACTATTATTCTCAACATAGTTAATAACTGAATATAACTGAGATTGATTTGATCCACCAGATTGATTAGTTGTTAAAGTGCTTGGATAAGATCTTCCAGCACCCCACATAATTCTAACAGCACCACCAGCACCATCACCACCAGGTCCCCTAATCATACCATTACCACTATGATTATGGTATCCTACACCACCACCGCCACCATAAGCTCCACCAATACCACCTTCAGGTGCACCATAATATGCTACACTAGCACCATTTACACCACCTGATCCAGCAATACCACCTTCTCCTGGATTGTTAGTATTTGTGCCCCAAGTACCAGCATTACGACCACCAGTTCCATCAGCACCTAATCCATATAAACCTACTCCACCTCCACCAGCACCAGCCATAGATCCACCAGCACCACCAGCTCCACCACCACCACTACCAACAGCAGCATCACCATTATTAACACCATACTGTCCACCAGATCCATTATATCCACCAGCTCCACCACCACCAGTGGTTTGATATGTCATTGGTGTTCCATTACCACCAGCACCACCAGTTCCAGTGATTACCTGTCCACCTTGAGATTGAGGTACGTTATTACTAACAGAAGACGCACCACCACCTTCACCACCACCAGCTTCACAGAACGTAGTAACACTATCAGAGAATAAACTATTACCACCATCTTGTCCAGGCCAATTTTGCCAAGCTTGACCAGTAGGAGCAATAGCACCAGCACCACCAGCACCAACTCTAACAGTATAAACCGTTCCTGGTGTTACTGATACATTATTAACAAATGCAAGAGCACCACCTGCACCACCTGCACCAGTCCAAGTAGAACCACCACCACTCATACCTATATTAGCTCCACCTCCACCAGCACCAATACATACAACAGAAACCTGAGTTACTCCAAGAGGACATGTCCAACTATAAAGTCCTGGTGCTGTCCATTCTATTTGACCTACACCACTATTAGTTCCAGATCCTACAGGAACATATACACCTTCATCTTGTACTAAAATACCTTCCTGATTAATAGGTGATGCTTCTATCCATCTAATACCATAAGCATCCCTATTTAAATAATACCCATTAACTCCTGGAGAATTAGCAGAGTCAACTATATTTCTTTGTATATGAACACTTCCATTAATATCAAGTTTTATTACTCCATTCGCATTTGCATCATATAAAGGAACAGTTCCTGGTTCTTCAGATCCTATTCCAACTATACCACTACTATTAACAAAAAATGTTTCAAGAGCAGTATCATTAATCTGAAACTTACCTTTAGGTAAGGTACTTCCTATACCAACTCTACACGGATCTACTGTAACAGTTAAACATTTATTACCTAACCAATTAACACCTTTAGATTCAAATTGTACTCTAGGTTGAGTAGTTCCAATTCCAACATCACCATCATGAGTAACAGAGAATGATGTGGATCCAGCACTAATTTGAAATAAAGCATCTGGTTGTGTAGTACCTATACCAACTCTTGGACCGAATTGCTCATCATCAGGACTTTTTGGTTTAGATATGATAGTAACAACTGTTCCACCTACACCTACATTAAGTCTATGTCTTACTGTTAAATAATCAGCATCTAATTCAGCATTTATTCTAACATCACCATTAAAAGTGGCATTATTATCAACAATTAACTGATCTACAGTTAATGATCCACCATCACCACTTAACCCACCAACTAGATCAGCATATAATTTTCCATGAACATATACATCGTTACTAAATTCAGTAACTTTATGGAATCTATTCTGACTCTGATCGTCGTAGTGTGGAAATGTCATGTTATGCTAATCCACCCATAGATGATGGTAGATCACTTTTACAATGACTATTAGCAAATACTCTTTGAGTGAGACCTCCACTACCCAAAGGTCTTACAAAATAATTACCAGTCGATCCATGTCCATGAATCCTAGTTCCATAGATATCAACACTACTACATCCTCGGTCTCCAAGTTCTAGAGTATTTGATGATCTAATTTCAATATCTTCTGCTTCAAGAATTATTTTTCTACCTTTAATTAAAACTTCTCCTCCACCTTTAGCAGTAAGTGCTATCTGTCCACCATTAAAAGTACATAAATTAATACCAACACCACCCTTAGCTTCTTGATTACCATATATCTCTATACTCTTATCATTAAATATTTGAAAATTACCTCCATTTTGGAGTCCCATTATATTACTATCACCACTATCAGTCTCTGCAAATAAATTATACACCATCTCCCCATTAAGACCCATCTGAGGATTTCCACTATCAATCCTAAAATGAGGTCCAAAGGAGATAAATTGCCTCTTTTGCCAGTTTTGTATATCAGAGGGTCTTTCTGCCATATCCTATGTTCTCGTAATAGTTATTTATCTCAACTAATACAATCAATTACTTCTTTTATCTCACCTTGATATTCTGGTCTAGGTTTCAATGATGGTTTTAATATAGCACCAGATCCAGTTTCACTTACTATTTTGATCTTAGGCAACTGCTCAACATTCTTTACACTAAACTTTTCAGGGTCTGGTGGAGATAATCTAACTATTCTTCCAGAATTATCAATATAAGGTTTATAAGTATTTCCATCATTATCAGTAAATGAATCTGTTGAAGTATATCCAATGCCTGGTTTCACAACAACCACATGATCCACAACATAAGGTGGTTTAGATTCTAATTCTGGTTCAGGAACAGGATAGTTTTCACCCTGAGTAACAATATAAATGTCTGTAATTTGTCCATAAGTAGGAGAATCTTCATCCTCATCTATCTCAGCTCTAGCAATCGCACCATATCCTTGCTTACAATCATCGGTAATCTCAACAAATGGTGGTGATTTATATCCGATTCCACCACTTAATAAATCTATTCCAATAATACTACCAGTAGATCCAGCACCATCATTAATAATTGATCCTAAAATTGCCTTTCCTATTGCTCCAGCACCACCGCCACCAAATATCTCAACCTTTAATCCACCACATTTAGTAGGAGGTCCAGCATAACACTCACCAAGAGAACTCTTATTACCAGGAATACTAACACTTGGATTTAAGAAATCAAACATTCCTAAAGAACCAGTTGCTATACTTAAACCTTGTACACCATCAGCCAATCCTTGAGCCAATCCATCAGCAGCATTAGCAAGATCTAAAATAGCATCAACACCAAGGTCAATAGCATTCTTAGGTCCTTTACCAACAACCCATTCTCTAATACCAAAATCATATTCTTGCTTTGAATTACATTTAAATACATTACTAAGATTCATTAATTTCTTAGCACCAGATCTTAAAAATCCACCAATATCAAGTCCACCTAACAACTCACCTACTTTTCCACCTAATACTCCCGATAAACCCTTTGTCAAACCACCAATAATATTATTCATTATACCACCAACAAATTGTTGAGCAACACACTTAACAAAATTCTTCACGTTTTCGGCAATTTTATTCAATAATCCTTTAATTGTATCTTTAAGTGACCCAAGTATTTTTTGACCAACACATGGAAGAGAATCCTCTAAAGCTGTAATAGGACCAATAAATGATGCTTGCATAGCAGCACCAGCAACTTTAGCTTTAGCATCGCTACCAGTCAATGCAAATTCTTTGGCATATTCTGCCATATACTTCATATCTAAACCAGACTGTAGTTGCCCAACCAATTTATTATCTATTAGATTCTTAGTCATCATACCACTTAATTTAGTGGCACTAGACATCATTTCAGATGCTGCACTATCAAGTCTACCTTTAAGAGCACTACCAGTTAATCCTGAATTTTTTATATCACTTACTACATTCTCCAATTCATTAGATATTTCATTTATAGCACCCTCTGGAGGACCACCAGCAAATGAAATAGTCTGACCTAACTTACTTGAAGCACCTTTAATATCTCTTTTTAAACTAGTTTTTAATTTATTAACAACATCTGGTGGTAATAATCTAGGAGATTCATTAGTTGAGGCATTCATCTCATTAGATTCACCTTTAGTGAAAAGAACATTAGCCTTTTCAATCTTACTTGTAAATCCAGTATATGGTTGGAATGGTCCAGCATATTCTTGAACTGGAGCATATCTTGAACTACCAAGAATACCAAAAATTACAGGAAGTTGAGCATCTTCACCATCCATAAAGAATCCCATAACATTATCACCTGGTGATAATTTCACACTAGTTGCTCTACCACCTTTACCTGATCCAGCAGTTGATGGTAATAGTATCTGTGCCCAAGGAAGATCTTCATCTGGAAGTTCTTCTAAACTATGAGGATGATACCCCATAATACGAACCTTTACTCTATTTCCCCATCCACCACCATTAATCTGTTCACCTTGAGCTTTCTCTGGTGCTACTTGACCTACCCACCAAAGTAAACCATCCCTTCCTACAAAATTACTTTTTAAAAAACTTTCTTCTATCATTTTTCTTGGGGTCCAAATGTATCTCTAATTAACTCTAATGATGTATAAGAATTTTTAGTATCAAAATGATGGCATAATGCCTTAATCATATATAGACCACTCTGTTGCTGATCCACATCAGATCTTTTTTCTCTATCAATTCTAGGAACTTCTACCTTAATAACATCACCTGCCTTCAAATTAGTGTTTGAAGGTACAAGCATAGTTATAACTTGCGTAGTAAGTAAATTGTATCTCATCATAGTTTGAGACTGAACCTTACCTGGATCAGCATTCATAGCAGTAGAAACACCAACTTCTAAAGTTCCCATATCCAATACAGCAGTTATATTTCTACTTGGATTTGATTGTAATTCTTCTGGAATTTTAGGTTTCTCACCCAAAGCAGTAAATTTTCCAGCATAATCCTCATATTTAAACAATCCCTTATCATATGGAGTATATTCAAATGTCAAAGGATTCATAAACATACGATGACTACAAAATGCTCCCTTTCTTAATTTACCAATTAAATCCTGATTTCTATCAGTAGAGTACTGTAGAATATTAAAATCAACATTTTGCTTAACACTCTTTACAACCTCAGTAAAGAAATATTCATATTTAGATGGTTCTTGTGTAACTAAATCATCAACTGATCTAAAATTAAACCCATCCCTTGTTTCAAAAAATACAAATCCTGCAGTAGAATCATCTTCATTTTTAGACTTTGCTGAGACTGACTTAGATGCTAACCAAGTTAATATAGTAAATGGTTTCCTCATATTACCAATAAAACCATACTTATTCTGTGTTTTATCAATATTCAATTTCTTATTAGTTTTCAAATAATCTTTAAAGATTTTTTCTACCGAATCTGATATAGGAGAAGAAGCAAACTTCCTACCAACTCTAGAAGTTTCATTTGTAATATTCTCTCTAGAACAAAGATTTAAAACAAAAGTTTCTTTTTTAGTCTCTGAGATAACATTAGTAATACTTTCTACATGAAGATATCTTTCTGGATCATCAGAAAAATCTAATCCAGGATTTGTTTCACTATTACCAGCAATTTTAAATGATAATTGCTCACCACCTCTTAAAGGCAATCCATTATAAATTGATTGAAGTTTTCCATCTGGTCCTTCTATAGCATCACCAGTACTTTGAATCATTGCCTTAGCAGTTATCACTGGGGAAAATATATTTTCAAAATATTCAAATGCAACAGTCTTACCTTTAAGATCAACGGTATTTTTTCCGTCTGCTGATCTCAATGAAAATTCTTCATATTGTGATGGATCCTTTGCTGACATTATAAGAACGCTGTTGAAAGAGCATCTACGGCTAACAAATATTTATTTGTCCCACCAGAAGAACTTTGAAGGGGATCCTTCTTTCTTGGAGTTGCTTTTGGTGCTGGACTACTACCAGAACCACTAGGCATAGAAGGCATGAATATAGTTTGTGGCAATCTATTAGTCTTAATCTTTTGATCTATAATTTTCTTGGATTCTTTAGCAATATCCTTCAATTCAGGTATTATTGTTTTCTCTGCTTGTTTAAGCACTCCAAAAATTTCAGTAACCTTACTCTCAATCTTTGGAAGTTCCTTTTTAAGAGAATCCTTTAATTTAGTTACAGTTTCTTTAAATAATTCTTCAGCCTCATCCTCAGTAACAAATCCCTTCTCCTCTTGTACCTGTCTAAGAAGAGTACGATATAATTGATTTGCTGCCTTTTTCTTAGTAACATTAGTCTGCTCTGTGTTAGCAATAATTCTTTCAATAAAATCAATTCCATAACTTTTAACACTTTCAGCAGGAATAACTGCCTCATCTTTATGAAGATATGCTAATCCATCTTTCTTAACCTTTGATGTTCCTTCCTTAAACATTTCAAAACCACTTTGTTTAAGTGCTGCATCCTGTTGTGCTTCTACTTCAGGTGATAATTCTTCACCATCCAATCCTCTTGTATCAGGACCAGTATCATCTTTCTTTAAATCATCCTCTTTTGGTGTAGTTTTAGTTCCTTTAACATCTTCCTTCTTATCATCTTCTTTCTTATCATCCTCTTTCTTATCATCATCCTCTTTCTTATCATCTTCTTTTGGTGGTTCTTCTTCCTCCTCCTCTTGCTCTATCCCCATATCACTTTCAAACTTTTTAAGTTGATCCTCTGCATCATCTAAACCCAATTCTTTAGTCTTAGTCAAATTATACGCTTCTTGTTCAAGATCTCTACTCAAATTACTAAATCCCCTATTAATATCACCAAAAGTCTCTTGTATCTTTGCTTGCTCATCAAAAAATAATAAATTCCTAAGTTGATCAAAGGTCTCAGCAATTGCTCCACCAATTCTACTAAAGATCCCAAATACGCCACTAAGAAATCCAGTAAATATACCAACTATTCTTTTAATAAATCCAATTAATTGACCAATTTTTTTTATAATTCCAGGTAAAGTATTAATTGCCCACCCAATTAGAAGTATACCAAAAAAATCTAAAATTCTACCAAGAAATCCTTTAGTACTTCTAAATATATTCTTCTGTAAAAAATTACTAGGACCAACAGAACTTGATGCTTCTATCATATCCTCACGATCTTTTCTTCTAATACTTTGCAATCTTCTATTAAAAAATGAAGAATCACGACGTATTAATTTTTTTGAATCTCTAATATTTTTATTAGTTGTTCTACTAACAATATTAGCTGATTTAAACGCAGATGATAAAGATTTAGAAACATTGGATAATGACTGCCCAATCTTTCTAATACTAACTGTATTCTTAGTTAAAAATCTTACTGTTTTTTGCTGAGCCATATATCTAACTTAACGCTGGTGAAATATTAAACATCTTATATGAAATATAAACATGGGAATTTGTTGTATCAACTGGCATTATAGAAGGATATCCAGTTGCTGCTCCACCTTTAATACCACCCTGCTGTTGATCTCCTTCACCACCAGTAGCACCAGGCATTGGTAAAAAGAGTGGAGGTAAATCTGGTTCTTGACCAATAGATGACATATCCATGTCTTTTTTAGATCTTAAATTCTTAATCTCCTTTATTTCATTCTTTGGTTTTATTTTCGATTCTAAGGTTTTTATACGTTCCCCGTACTCATCATTATAATTATCTAATGCATTTTCAAATGATTTAGCACCACTTCTTCCAGCACCAAAATCATCTCTTTTTGGTTTCTGAAGTTTAATTTCATTAAGAAGATCTTGATCACTTATAGGCGACATCATGCTAGGCATAATATCACCATCATTAGGAGTAGATTGTGGTGGAGCAGCTTGATTATTCTGTTGCATATTATCAATTTTCCCATACCCATAATTAAAAGCAGCAGAATTAATAATAAATGCCAATACTTTAGATTTCCAATCACCAGCAGCTAAACCTCTAGTAAGTATAGATGAAATAGTCATAGCACCCATACCACCCATAGCAGGTGGAACACTTTCACCTAATGGTCTACCACTAGCAGTATCAATAGCAATACTAGCACCACCAGCAAGTATAGATCCAGTAGCAATATTTGATGCGGTTGATCCTTTCCAATTTCCTGGTTTGAAAAAATTCCTAAATCCTCCTCTAAATGGATTTTTTATTCCCTTTAAAAATGCTATAGATGCTCTTGTAATTAAATTCCCAAGCATCCGCATAGGACCTGTAAAGATCCCTTTACGTCCAAACCTACCAATTCTAAGAGCTATTACTCCTAAAGTTACAAGAAGACCTTTAAATGCTAACTTAAATCCTAATAATACAGCAGCTATTGTACCTAATGTTCCAATAACATTACGGGCTAATTTATTTAATGCTGCCTTATTACCATCAGCTAAAAATCCATAAGCTTTTATTAACTTATCACCAATCCATCCAGCTAATAATATAGTAAAGAAATTTGCTAATTTCCCCAACGCAAATTGAGTTTTCTTACCTATAGTTCTAAGTGGAGAAAACAAAGCCTTTTGTATTCCTTGCTCAATTATACTTTCTTTTCCTTTTCGTAATCCTTGTTGTGCTGCTTGCCTCTCTCTTTGTGCCTCTGCTTCTTCTCTTTGACGATCTAATTGTGATTGAACTGCTAAATTAGATTTAATAACATTTAAAGAAAATGTTAATTGCCCTACTTGTCCTGCTATATTCTGTAAAGTTACAGATACATTATTTAAAGATAAACTATTCTGAGCTATTATATTATCTGATATAGTATCAACAGGTGGAGCTACAGCTCTTCCTGTAAATGCTGAAGAAGATACATTTCTTCTAACAGCTCTTATTCCTCCTGCTATTGGCGATGATAGTTCAGCCATTCGATGCTTGCTGTGCTTTTAAATTTTCTTCTTCAATATACTGTTGTAAAAGAGTTAAATAAATTTCTCTTTCCCAAGGCATCATATTTTCTAGCTCTGTTAAACTATATTTATGGTGCTGCATCAATGCAAAGTTAATTTTATAGTATGACGCAAGATCTTCATGCGACATACTTACCCGAAAAAACTCTGTAATCCCTCCAAAACGATCTCACTTTCAACTTTAGTGTTTGGATTTATTACCTTAACTTTATGTGAAAGTTTTGGCATAGTATCAAAAAACTTCTCAACATCCTTAAATTGCTTGGAGTTTAAACCTTCAATAAATTCAGATAACTCTTTCTTAGTACAATCAGATGCTGCCCAAGACTCCTCTTCAGAATATACTTGGTCTACACAAGAGGCAATTAAATCAAAAGTATCATCAACAGCTAAATCACCACCAGAACTCAAATTTGTTTTAACAAATTCATTTAAAGAAGGATACTTCATTTTCATTGTATATTCATCATCTAATTTAATATCTTGACTATGATCCTTATCAATATGAACTTTAATCTCATCCAAATGTATTACAGCAGGAACTTGAGTTTTTTCATCGTCAGGACATGTAACCATAATCTCAATATCTTCACCAACAGATTTTCCACGTATATTAAGAAAAATATATTCAATATCAAATGTAGATAATTTGTCTATTTTTATACCCTTTGAAAGTATACAAGATTCTATAACATCTTTAACAGCATTTGCTATTTGCTTTGGATCTTCACTTTCCATCGCAAGAATTAAAATCTTCTCTTCTTTCACCAAAAAAGGTCTAAATTTTACTTTCTTCTTAGATGAAGGTATAACCAACTCATAAGTAGGTGTCGAAATCTGTGGTAAAGGCATAATATGTTCACTCAGTGAAATTATTTAGACTAGTTCTTTTAACTTATAAATCTACTGCACCAGAATCACCATCTTTAGCATTACTATTATTTACACCAGTAGTGGAACTATTATTTGTTGTAGACTTAGAAACATTAGTTGGCCAACCATATTGAACACCCATTCCTTCACGTAAAGGGTTTAAAATATCAGCCATATTATCATATGGTCTAAAATTATACATATTACTCTCATCTGGTCCAAAATTCAAATCTCTACCAGCAAACTGGGATAATGTTGTAGTTTCTCCAGAGATATATCTATCATAATGGAAAGAACAAGTTGCCTTTAACACATTTGAATTCTGATATTGAACTCTTGTAGAATTTAATGCTAATGGAAATAATCCAATAAATTTATACTCTAAAAACTGTCTATGATTCTTCTCAAATTTTATAATTCTAGTTTCATTTGACTTATAATACTCAGGATACCTCATTCTAAAATGATAAGAATTTTCTTGAGGTCTTACACCACTAGATCCACTAATATACTCCATCCAATGCTCTAAGAATCTAAGAGCCTTATACCTATTATCAACATAAAATTCTAAATCAATTTGAGTGAATTGTCTGGTATGTGCCATCTTTTCAATAACACCCTGATATTCTCCTCTAACATCAACAGTAGCAAAAGAACTTCCTGGTATAGAAGCACCACTACACAACAATCCAATATCAGCTAAATCAAATCTATCATCAACACCCTTAGATCTCAAATGAGTTGTTAATGGATACGCACCACTATTTGGTATAGAAAATCTAACCAAATAATTTGATGTTTGTGCGACATTTTGAAAGGTCGGTAATATCTGTGATATTTTCTTTGGAAATGGAGCTGACACTCTAAATAGTTTTATTATATCATATCTATTTAGATGGCTTATAAAGGAAAATATCAACCATCTCACCCACGAAAATATAAAGGTGATCCTACAAATATAACTTTTAGGTCATTATGGGAACGTAAATTTATGAATTGGTGTGATCAAAATGCTAATGTTCTAGAATGGTCAAGTGAAGAAATTATTATACCTTATCGTGGTCCTGATGGAAAACCACACCGATATTTTCCAGATTTTTATATGAAGCAAAGACAAAATGATGGAAAAATTAAAAGATATGTTATTGAAGTAAAACCACTAAAACAATGCAGTCCACCTAAAAAACCAAAACGTCAAACTCCAGGTTATATTCGTGAAGCATTTGAATATGCTAGAAATCAAGCAAAGTGGAAAGAAGCAAGAGAATGGTGTGCTGATAGACAATTGGAATTTAAAGTCATCACAGAAAAAGAATTAGGTATAAATTATGGCAAGAAGAGCTAAAAGAAGAACTGGTGGTGATTCTTATGAAGATGTAAAATATCAAATTAATGTAAGAGAAGGAAATAGACTTGCTCCTGTATTAAGAGATCTTATAGGAACAGAAGATCCAGAAGATTTAGCATTAGATATACTAGATGTATTAAATGAAGGTGGAAAAGTTCCCACAGTAGGAAATTATTATGTATTCATCTATAATCCAAAAACACCAAACATCCAATACGATCAACATCCATTAGTTGCTGTACTCGCTGTATTTGAATGGGGTTTTCGAGGATTAAACTATCATTGGGGTGAAGTTAGACAATATACATGGAATGAAATAGCAGGTGGATTGTATATGGTAAGTGATTTAGAATTAAGATCACTAAGAACAATTCCTTTTGCCAGATTTAGGCTAAATAGTTGATACAACAAAAATAAGGTCGATACATGTTAGGTGGGAAGTTATTTGATAGTAAGGATAAGGGTCCATATACCGCTAAAAATCTTGATAAGATTAGAAGTGGTGAAGGAAAATTTGTTGTTAAGGATGGTAAAACAACGTTTGTAGATCAAACAAAACAAACCAACACAAAAGGTGATAATAAAAAACTAACAGTTGATAGTGGTGCTGGTGGTAATGATAGATCCATATCAAAAGGAGCAGGAAAGGTTTTTGCGTATCCTTTAGGAAGAGATACAAGAGATTCAGAAGATACATTATTAATAAAAGCAATTGAATATGTTCCACCAAAATCAGGAGCAGGATTAGGTGTTAGAATAGAAAATGCGGATGGAAGTCTTACTGATCTAGGAGATGATAGTGTTGAAGGTAAAAAAGCAATAGGTAACGCTAATGTAAAAATTAATAATGAAAGTATGACAGATCGTATGCGTAACGGATTTGCCAACGATTCAAGCTTTAAAGAAGGAATAAAATATTATGTCCATCTACCAATACCAGCAAATGTAAATGACACAAGTGCTTGTCAATGGGGTGCTGATACAATGAATTTCTTTGAGATGGCAGGATTGGGAATTGGTGCTGCTCTCATTGGAGCAGAAGATGGTGCTGCTACTCAAGCAACAATAATGCAGACCATGACAGGTAATCTTAAAATTCCTGGTTTAAATCCTGATCTAAGAAAGGCATTTACAGCATCTGTATCTGGATTAGCATTAAATGCTTTAGGATCTAATGTAAGTGCTAGATCTGTTTTATCAAGATCAACTGGTCAAGTACTAAACTCAAATACTGAATTACTATTTGAAGGAGTTGCTTTAAGGACTTTCCCATTTGATATGACATTCACACCAAGAAGTCCAGAAGAAGCAAAGGTTGTTAAAGATATTATAAGAAGTTTTAAAAAATCAATGTCAGCTAAACAAAATGGTGAAGGTGGAAAAATGTTCCTTAATGCACCTGACATTTTCTTACTTAGATATCTACATCAAGGAAAGGATCATCCATTTTTAAACTCATTTAAACCATGTGCTCTAACCCAATTGACAACAAACTATACAGGAGCAGGAGTTTATTCAACTTATAATGATGGAACACCAGTTCAAGTTAAACTAAGAATGGTATTTAAAGAAATTAATCCAATTTATCAAGAAGATTATGATGAATCAGAAGCAGGACCAGGAGTAGGATATTAATGGGATTTTTTAGAGAGTTACCAAATTTTACTTACCAATCACCTCTAAGTAATAGAATTACTTCTAATGAGTATATCTTAGCAAAAAACTTTTTTAGAAGTGCTAAAACTCTTGATTGGTTAAAAAATGATATTACAGTGTTTAATAAATTTATTATTGAAGATAATGATCGACCAGACATAATAGCTGAAAAATTATATGGAGATCCAGAATTAGATTATGTCGTGATTATAATAGCAGAAATAACAAATATAAGAGAACAATGGCCACTAACAAATCAAAAATTATACGAATTTGCTGAAGATAAGTATGGATTAATTGATCTAAACGCTCCACATCATTTTGAAACATATGAAGTAAAAGATGATAAAGGAAGAACTGTACTACCTGCTGGTTTGAATGTAGATCGACACTTTAAAATTGATGGTCCAGACACAAAATTAAATGGTGGTGTCTGGAAAGTTATAAGACCAAATGGTAGCGAAACTGCTGTTGATAAAGTTGAACTAGATGTAAATGATATAGCGGTAGGAGTTTCTAACTATATTCATGAAGTCAAATTAAATGAAGAGAAAAGAAAAATAAAAGTTTTAAAAGAAGAATATCTACAGTTATTTCTAAATGACTTTAGAAGAATTATGAGATATGATAGAAATACACAATATATAAATCCAAAATTATTAGGAACTGAAAATACACGTATTATAGAATAAAAAAGACCCACCCGAAGGTGAGTCTTCCCAGTATTCAGGCTCTCTTGGATCATCTTTTGGATCCCAGTAGAAGAACTTCATCTGGGATAATCGACAATGTTTAAGAGGCTTGATTTTCATTAACTTTCTGCCAATTTAGCAAAGTATGATAATGCTTCATCATCTTCATCTGAAGAAGATACTTTAGATACAGATTCTACAGTTTCAGCAACAGGAGTAGATGCTTTAACATCTTCAAACTCTTGCTCTATAGTTTCAGTATCTTGACGAACTTGCTTAGTTCCAAGAACATTACTCAAACGAGTCTTAAGTTCATCATAGGATTTAAACTGATCAGCAGCAACTAATTCTGCTAGGGAATGCTCCTTCTTCCAGACTGCTTCCATAGCATCGTCATCATCTAGTAAAGCACTAGTGGCAGCGAACTCAGAAGAGTCATAGTTACGATAACCAGCAACGTTCTTTGCCTTCAACTTGAAGTTAGCACCTTGCCAGAAATCGAATGGATCAATTGCTTCCTCATCCTCAAACTCAGGCTGCATTGCTGCAGTTAGTTTGTCAAAGATCTTCTTACCATACTTGTATAAGAATGTCTTACCTTCGTTTTCAGGATTTGCGGGATCTTTTACAACGTAGATATTGCTGATGTAAGTTAGCTTACGCTTTTGCTTACGAGCAGTATCTTTACCTGCGTCTGTTCCATTGTTCCAGAGTTGTGAGTTGTACTCAGATACTGGATCTTTCTGACCAAGAGTGGTTAGAGAGTTTTCAATGTACCAACCACCAGGACCTTGAAAGGCATGGGAGTATAGTTTTACAAATGGTAGATCTTCACCATCTGGTGCAGGTAGGAAACGAATAACAGCATAGCCATTACCGCCTTTGTCTACTTCTAGTTTCCATAGACGGTCATCACCTTGACCACCTGTGTTATTCATTTTCTCGACTTCCTTCACAAGTTTTTGTGTAAGAGAGCCTAGTTTTGATTGCTTTTTAAGTTTAGCAAACGACATTAGATTTCCTCGGATTAATTTGGATTAAATTGGATTTGATTTTATTATAACAAAAATTCAATCAATCGTCAATACTCTGTTTAAGAGATTCGATTGTTTGAGACATACCACTGAATAATACGGATATATCAGTTCCTGCAGGAAAACCCAACAAAATAACTGATTTCTCCAATTCAGATTTCATCTTCTTAGCATTTGGATCATCAGACAAGGATAGCCTTGTATACATAACCCTCTGCATATCTAACAATTCAGTTAGATTTTCAATGTGTTCTATTTTCTCTTCACGAGACAATGAAACATAATCTTGTGAAGCATTATACACAATGGTCTGAAGTTCATGAATTTCTCTCATCTCTCTCTGAACTATTTCAGAATCGAAAAAGTTACTCATTTACTATACCCCTAAGTATATTTTTAAAATGAAACACATTAATATTTATGAAGGGAAGATACTTCTTTAATTTTAAACTTACGGTTTCCCATACAGGATCTGTAAGTTTCTTATCGAAATTTTTTTGGAAAGAGAAAATTTTTTCCAGAATAGAAAGTGTCTCTAACGATACTTCTCCACCCAGATACTTTTTTAACAACAGGGGATGACCCTTCGAGCAACTGAACACTTTCGATAAGTCGTTCTCTGAGAGTAAGTTCTCTGATTGTTCCTTGAACATATACGTCAAACTCTGTTGCCTCATTTTCCATTCTGCGTATGTTCTTTCGCCAGAATTGATAATTTCTCCAATCCATAAATTTTGGGGGTTAGTAGCGTTTACGAAATTTGATAAAAGAAAATCAACAACTTCTTGATCTGTATACTTCCTAGAAGTCTTCTCAAACCAGTACTTATCCTTTCTTTTATTAAATGCTGTTATTGTAGCACGAGATTTACCTCCATACTTAAAAAAGTCAAATTTAGGGTTAGTAAAATGACTTTTCATTGATAAGTATGTTCGATAAGTCTCAAATGGTGTCACCTTCATCCTCTTCAGTCTCAAACTCTGTAATAGCATCAATAGGCACTTCTGCCTCACCTACCCTATACCAATGAACCATCTCACCAGACTTCCAGCTTTTTCGTTCACCAAGATATTCAAGGTCAGGCATATTATAGTCACGCAAAATCGCTTGTAAACGATGATGTAGTAAATCTAGTTCTGAGATTTCCATTATTCATTACCATGATATGGTGTTTTATTGCTATGTGAATTAACTATTCTGAAACATTTATCTTTTGCAAATGTATCAAGATCGTAATAAAAATATTGGCGACCATAACGAGGAACATCTTTTACAGTAATACCTAAAGGATTAATAACTCCACTTGGAGATGATGTTTTACATAGATCAATTGGATCTCCATCTTTAGGATTCCAAAACCAAGGTACACAACTATCAGCAGATAATATTGTAGCACAACATTGAATTGCTGTCATTCTCATATGACAATCATGCCAAGCATCAAAGGTATCACGAAGAAAAAATGGATGATATTTAATGTCATCGCTTACATCCTCCCCTTTAGTCATATCTGAAGTAAATTTAACTCCATTTGTTGAATGTAATATAATATCTGGTTGAACTTCAGAAGCCATTTTATAATTTAAATGATTATTACCATCCCATTCCCACATATCATTGCATATTAAATTCGCCATCTTATATTCTCTATCAATTCTATGGGGTAATTTAAATACATTTATTTCATCACCTGGAACAACAAAATCATCTGCTCCAACACAAGCAATTTTAGTTGTGGTTGAAAAAACATAACATCCACCATCTCTTGCTTCATAATGTCTAATCTGATTTCTATTAAGATGTCCTTTTTGTTCAGGTTCTGTAAATAATGTACCTAAATGAAATATAATATCAAATCCCTTTAGATAATCTTCAATCTCACTCAAGGCTTCTAACAATTCATCTCTATTCTCCCATAAACACTCTGGTTCATACCCAGAAAGAGCAGCTTCTGGAGTAAGAAGATGATCTACTTTATTTTCCTTTGCCCAATCAAGTGCCTTTAATATTTCTCTTTTATTGAACTGTATATCAGTACTAACAGGAATTTGAGCACCAGCAATTCTAATAGTATTGTTTAATAGCATTTTTTGTCTTTCCAACCCTTTTCTCTCTTAACATATGCTCTTTCGCTATCAATAACATTATCTTTAATAGTAAATCCCCTTCTGGAAAACATAAGATTAAAAGATAAACTAATTCTAGTGCTGTCTGTCTTATTATCTCTTGTTCCATGCCCCATAAATCCAGGCCACATCATAATTATTCCTTGTTTCAAAGGCATTTCACTGGAAGTAGTACCACAACAAAGGTCCATAATCAGATTTCCAACTTTATCGCTATGAGGGTCTTGAAAAAATAAATTACCATCCTTTCCATTAGTTTCTATATAATAAACTCCAGAAATATCTGTAGGTCCATGAGTATGTTGAAGAGCATGTTGACCCTTTTTAGTATTAGTTAACCAAGCAGAATCTATAATATATTCTTTTGTAATATTAAACATTGGATTATCAAAAGTACCAATATATAACATTACATGTTTATGTAAAAAATTAATAAATTTCTTACAATTATATTGTTTCAGAACATTATTATTAAAAGCACTTGGTGATAATAAATGAGAACTATCTGGTCTATTTTCTAACTTTTCCCATTTAATTTTTTCACAAACACTATTTAATTCTTTTTGAATAGAATTATATTCATCAGGATCTTCATAAGTATCATGAACATAAATTGGTATAGGAAAATAAGGTAATACTGGCATTAGATTGGTAATTTAGCTTTAGAAGTTGCTTTCATAAAATTAAGACGAGTTGCATCCCATTTTAATCTTTCTTTTAAAGGTTTTGAAATCAATTTAGATACTGATTCTACCTCAATATTATTACTATCACAATAATAACATATGGCATCAATATAATTAAATCCCTCTTCTGCTACGATCTTTTCAATTTCCATAGCAAACTTTTGAGGTGTGAGAAACTTGCTCTCTATCGCCTTTTCTAGTTCTTTATTTGGTTCCATAGAGCTCCAGTTTATCTTTAACAAATTTGTTAATGTATTTTCCGAGAAGTTTGATGTACTTCGCTTTGTCTCGTTCTTCATAAATTACACACTCGCCATTTTCGCAGGCCATAATGATTACCAGTTTTTTAATCGATATTCCCTTCATCTCATATAGCATACAACCGTATGCCATGCACTGAACAAAATAGTGTTCTATCCAATTCCGTGGTTTAGGTTTCTTAGATGTCTTAAAATCTATTATAGCTAACTCGCCATCATACTCAGCAATACAATCAACGGTTCCAGCAATACCTAATTCTTTACTATATAGCGGTCCTTCCAGAGCGTATATATTGTCTATTTTATTTAATTTACCCTTAGCAATCTTAAATAAAAAGTCTGAAATGGGACGCACTTCAGGCAAATCTTCATTCTTCAGATAGTGTTCTGTAAGCGTATGCATATCAGTACCACGTCCAGTTGCTGCCTTAGTAATACGATCTGCTTCTTCATTACCTACCTTTTTTCTCCAATTAATAAAAATTTCTTTATTAAAATGACTAGTTACTGAAGTAATAGAAACCATTTTAACGAGTTCATCCTCATCAGGAATCTTATAATAACGAACTCCATCTATATGTTCTCTTTCAAGAGGTTGGAGATCTAAATCAACATGATTAAATGGCATATCTATTAACTCTATAATCTGGAACTAGCATGTGAGGCAATCTTAAGTCAGAAAAGAAAAAAACCTGAGTTAACCGAAAGTCATCATCATTCGGCATCCAATAATTAGTCTGACCATGCATATGATGACCACTGTAAACAATAACCCTATTATAACAGTTCTTTACCTCAGTAGTCAAGTCAAAACACCCATTATTATCAACAATATTTTTTCTATACCAATCAATATCATTAATATTAGATGTATCTTTATCACCTAAAACACCATAATATGGATCTTCCTGATCAGGTGGTTTAATATCATCTGATTTTGGTAGATAAAAAGAAGTACCATTATCATTTATTGGTTCGGGATCCAAATAAACGACAGCAGCAATGTTTACTATGCCATCATGATGAATCCAACCTTGATTTACTGGATCATTAGAATCACTAGAAAATCTCCATATTTTTTGAAATGCAGTAACACAATTATAATTACATATTTTAGAATCATCAAAATCACCAAATATTGATAATAATTTTTTTGCACATTGTTCTTTAAACTTTGGATCAACAAGACCAAGTTCATCAGACCTTAATCCAGGATGAGTTCCTTTTTTATTGTCATAATTAAGACTAAGAGCAAACTCTCTTACAAGATCTGGATCTTTATAAAATCCATCAAATGATGTATTAGGAAACGGATAGATCATAATTCACCAATCATATCTGTTACATCTACTTGATGGTATTTTATTAACAGAACAATGAATATCATCTATAAAGAAAACCTGAGTTAATCTAAAATCTTCATCATCTCTCCAAAAATTTGATGGAGCATGAGCAAGTTGACCATCATAAATTATAATTCTATTATAAGCATTTTTAACTTCTAATTGAACATCATAAGGTTTATTATTTTCAACTATCGTTCTTTCATACTCTTTTAAAGAATTAGCATCAACTGCCATTTTATCACCCAAAACATCAAGAGAGACATTAGGTAAAGGAGGAAGTGTTTCACCTAATCTTTTTTTAAAAATACTAGTTCCACTACTAGAATCTGGATTTTTACTTAAATAAACGACTGCTGCTAACACAGAACCATCTTTATGAATCCACCCATCATTTGCTGGACTACAACGATCCTTAGAAAATCTATATGTTTTATGAAATGCTGTCTCAGCATCTATAATAAGATTAGGTTCATCAAAATCATCAAACATTGATAAAAGTTTATTAAGACTTTCATGAGCAAAATTTCTATCAATTGTAGATAAACATTTTGTTCTACAACCTGGATATCGACCTTCAGTTGAATAATAATCTAAAGAAAGAGCAAAATCTACTACTTTCTCTGGATCTTTATAAAATCCATCATAACAAACTGTCGGAAATCTCATAATCCAGATTCAAGTTTGGCAATAATATATTCTTTAACAAGTCCTGAACGAACAATGTCCTCGACACCAAATTCTATTATATCGAAAGAAGGCATTTTACGCAAAACACTCATGAAGTCTACAATACCATTACGATCATTAGTTTTGGTAAGATCACTCTGACTCGCATCACCACAGAACATAATTTTTGA